TGGGCAAGGTGGATTCGCTTCGCGCCAAGAAGTCGGTGATGGTCCGCACTGCGCCGAGCCCGCTGGAGGCATTGACCCCATGACCATCAACCGCACGGAAATCCTGATCCGCTGCTACGGCAAGGCCGAGCGGGCGCTGGTGCAGGCGCGTTTCCCCGGCTTCTCCGAGCTGCCGGGCGGCAACGTCATCCCGGACGCGGACATCCCGCCGGACGGTGACAACTACCAGATCATTGACCCCAGCGGCGGGCGCAACTTTGTGATGGGCTGGTTCCGCGTCACGCGCACCGCGGCTTACCTCTACCGCGAATGGCCGGGCAACTACCGCATTCCCGGCATCGGGCTGCCCGGGCCGTGGGCATTGCCGGGCGGGAGCAAGCACCCGGATGGCGTGCGCGGGCCGGCGCAGAACGATTTCGGCTGGGGCCTGCTGCGTTACAAGCAGGAGATTGCCCGGCTCGAAGGCTGGGCAGACTGGCAGCTTGACCAGGCGGAGCCCGGCAAGCGGAGGATTGAGGACTGGACCGAAGCCGGCGCCGCCGAGGTCATCGTGGCGCGCTACATCGACAGCCGGGCGGCCAACACGCCCATGCAGCACCGCGATCATCCGGTCACGCTCCTGCAAGAGCTGGTGGACATCGGCCTGGTGTGCGACGTGACCAAGGGCGGCCGGGTGGAGAACGCGCGCGACGTGGAGAACAGCGGCGTGCATCTCGTGCGGGCGCTGCTGGAGCACAGCGCCACGCGCCGGCCGCGGCTCTATATCGCGGAAAGCTGCCTCAACACCCGCTTCGCGTTGCGGACGTGGACCTTCGAGGAAGGCCAGAAAGGCGCGTGCAAGGACTTTGTGGACCTCGTGCTCTACTTCGCCCAGCTCGGGCTGGTGGACGCCGGCGGCGAACTGCCCGCGGCCCGGCGGCGCGCGGGGTGGCATTACTGACGGATGAGCAGCGAAACCAATGGCAACATGAGAACCCTCCTCCCTCCCCTCAAACCCGGCGACTTCAAGCTGCGCCGCGCCGCGCTGGTGGCGGTGTGTGCGCGGTATGGCTACACGCGCGACGAGGTCGGCAAGCTGGTGCGCGCCGGCGTGGTGGCCACTTATCACTTGCCAGACGCGCCCGCCCGTGGGAAAGCTGGCAAGCGCCGCGCTGCGAAGTTGCAGCGCGGCCATTATCTGGCGAGTGACGTGGCTGCGGCACTCGGTCAACCGTTGGGCGACATCGTCGCCCTGGCGAAAGGCATGTCCGTATGACCGAAGATGCAGTGCAGCCCAGCGTGGCGCTCGTGGAAGGGGATGGCGGCGACGAGGAGCTGTCCGCCCAGGAACTCACCCGGCTCAAGGATGCCGCCGACCAAATCTGCCGCGATGCCGTGCGCTACGTGCAGTCGCGCCGCGCGCTCGCGGACGCCGTCCGTTTCTGCGTGTGGGACGGCCAGAGCGACGACGGGCTCAAGCACGCCGACGCGCTGGGCAAGGACGCCTTCCCGTTCGAGGGCGCGTCCGATGCCCGCGTGCGGCTCGCGGATGCGATCTGCAAGGAAGCCGTCATGGTCATGGTGCAGAGCGCGCTGCGGGCCGATGCCGCGGTGCGGCCGCTCAAGTTTGCCGACGGCGATTTTGCCGGGCGGATGCGTTACCTGCTGCGCTGGGCCACGCAAACCCACCTGGCCGCGACCTACGAGCGCGAGCTGACGCGGCTGGCCAACTGGGTGGCCGGCGATTCCCCCGGCGCCGCGGTGCTGGCCGTGTATTGGGAGGAAAAGGAATGCCTCAAGCTGCGCACCGTGCGGCTGGACGAGGTGCCCCTGCTCCTGCTGCAAATGGGCCAGCCGCCCGAGCTGGCGCAGGACGCCGTCCGCTGGATTCTGGACCCGACCATCGAGGACATGACGGTGCAGTGGATCACGGAGATTCTCCCGCACGTCACGGCCAAGCGGGCGCGCCGCATGGTGCGCGAGCTGCGGGCCAAGGGCGTCACGCAGTTCCCGCAGCCGTATGACCGCCCGGGCGGCCCCGGCATCACCGCGCTCCGGCTCTTCGAGGATGTCTTTGTGCCGGCGGACACCACCAGCCTGGCGGACGCGGAAATGCTGCTCCATCGGGAATGGCTCACCGAGGTGCAGGTGCGCGAGCGCGAGCGCACGCACGGCTACTCGCCCAAGTTCGTGGAGCAAGTGCTCAAGCAGGGCGGCAAGACCGGCTTCATTGATTACCTGTGGCAGGGCGGCGCGCTCACGCCGCGGGAAACGCCGTTCGCGCTGGACCCGCAGGCGCAGAGCCGCCGCTTCGAGGTCGTCACCGCCTGGTGGCAGGCGGTCACGGACGACGGTGTGGCCGGCGTGTTCAAATGCACCTACTCGTGCTTTGTGGACGTGGCCGCCACCAAGCGCGAGCTGGTGGACCTGCCGTTTGAAGGGCTGCCGTTCGAGTGGTTCGGCCTGGAGCATCTCACGCAACGCCTGTGGGATTCCCGCGGCATTCCCGAAGTGGTGGCGACCGAGCAGTTCACGCAAAAGCGGATGCTGGACAGCTACCGCGACGGCTGCGATCTGGCGGCGCTGCCGCCCTACCTGCGGCGCACGGTCGGCGGCCGGGCGCAGGCGCCGGTCATGTGGGGACCGTTGCAGGAGATTCCCACGCGCACGCCCGGCGAGGTGGAGTTTCTCCAGCTCCCCTACCCCGTGGGCGTGGACAAGGCGATGGACAAGCTGGAGCGCCGCGTGGCCGAGCACTTTGGCCGGCGGCATCCCGAGGTCTCGATGGACCTCGTGCGGCTGCACGCGCAGACCACGGCCAACAACTTCCTCACCCCGCTCGCGGCCGCGCTGCTCAAGCTGCTCAAGCTCTGCCAGCAGAACATGACCGATGAACAGCTCCAGGCCATCACCGGCATGGGCGGCCAGCAGGTCTTCGCCACGCGGGCGGATGCCGAGGGCGATTTCCAGCTCGTGCTGTCGTTCAACACCGGGTCGCTGGATTCCGAGTGGCTGGGCAAGATGATGGAGAACCTCGCCAAGTATGTGCTCCCCATCCTGCCGCCGGGCAGTTACGAGGCGGCCAAGCTGGGCAGCACCCTCATGGCGAACTTCGACCCCAGCCTGGCCGACGTGGTCATGCTGCCCATGCAGGTGGGCCAGGCCCGCGAGGTGGACGCGGCGCGCAAGGCGCTGGTGGAAATCATGGCCGGCATCGAGCCGCCCATGAACGAGCAGGGCGTCAACTACGGCCTGCGCTTGCAGACCATTTTGGGAGACTTGCAGCGCAACCCGGCGATGGCCGCCAAGTTCGACCCGGTCTCGCGCGAAATTCTCAACAACTACCTCGAACACCTGGCCGGGCAGGTGGACCAGGCGACCAACGCCGTCACCGGCCGCACGATGGGCCGGAGCGTGCTGCAACCCGGCGCGCTCGACCAGGTGCGGCAGTTGATGGGCAAGGGCGACAAGACGCAGCGATGACAATCAAGCTCAGCGACCGGCTGAATAAACCTATGGCAAACGAAAACAAGACAAGCGGAAGTGAACCGGCGGTAGCCGGTTCGCTGGAGCGCGTGGTTAGCCGCCCTTCCTTAGAAGAACTCGAATCGGCATGGGCCGATCTGTGGAAGCACCTAGGCGAGCCTGAATACTCACCGAGCGCCATATCGCTCGCAAAGCACTGCTTCATGGTAGGGCAGGAATGGGGCGCGAATAGGGCGGCTAACAGTAAGTCCAGCGAAGATGCTGGCCGAAAGCAATAAAAATGGACAACGACATAGACCTATCGAAGCCGGATAAAGTGCCAGAATGGGCGAGACGCGAAGCATCTTTCGCTGCGACGCATTGTTCTCCTGCACCGATTCCTGACGTGCTCTTTGATGGCAACGCCGTGTGGCAATATCTCGACGAAAGAGCCAAGACGCGCACCAGTGCCGAAAATGTGTCCGACGTGCTCGACGCGGTTGTGCGCCTGATGCGTGGCTCGGTGAAGGAGAACCGGGATTCGGCAACAGGTTCACCTTAACGGTTCGCATAACCCCATGAACATCGGTCCTTTCTCCATCACTTGGCGCGCGGGCGCCGCCACGCCGCCCGTGCATGAGGCCCGGTTGAGCCCGGCGGATTTCCGGGCCGCGTTCCGCGAGCACGCGGCGTTTGTCACCGGCGCGCTGGATGACGTGCTGTGCGACCAGCTCAAGCAGGCCGCGGCCGCCAGCGCCGTGCCGCACTCGCTCCTGCACGCGGACGCCCAGGGCCGCCCCGTGCTGGCCACCGGCGAGGAGCTGCACCGCCGCGCCGAACGCATCCAGACGCTCTCCGACCTGCGCCTGGAGCTGGCCCGGCTCGTGGCGGAAGCCAACCGCGCGGAGCCGATCTGACGCAGAGGTAAGCGACCGCCGCGGCCACCGCATCGAAACCACAACGCGCGAGAATGGACTGGAACGAATATCGACAGCACCTAAAGGAAGAGTGGGAGTTCCATAAACGGGTAGTGGGTCAGTTTGAAATTACAGAGCCGAATTGAGGCTCGCGTTTGCAGCCCGGTTGTGAGAATTGTCCGGCATGGCAACCAAGACAAAGAAGGCAACGCAAGGAAGCGACTTTTCGCAAATCGCTCTTGCCGTGGTCGAGAAGGCTACCGGCGTGGAATTGGTCAATCGTCCTTCAAAAGCGGCAACTGGTCGGTCTTCTTTGGGAGCGCGCGGTTTATCATCCTGTAAAACGAGTTCCAATCCGAAGATACGCGCATCAAAGTGATCGTCGCGTGTAGATGCTGCGCTAGGGCCGGATGTCCAACATCCCCTGTCAGCCATTGGTGGTGTTTGTTTCTTCGAGCGCCTGAGTCCGTCACCGGATTCTTTTTTTGAAGCTCGTCAAGAATTCCGGGCGCGAGTCGCTCATAAACCAAGTCGTTCGTTAGCTTGCCGACATATCCCGGCTTGCCGACTTTCATCCCCTTCCATTCCCACGACCTTAGCCTAAAAAGCTCTTTGTAGAACTCGTCAGGAAACCGCTTCGCCCACGCGGCAAGCTCCTTGGCAATGAAGGCATCAAGAATTTTCTGGAGGGCAAGCCGGTCACGAATTTCTTGATAGCCCGTCGCTTCGTCAACTAGCGCAATGACACCAACGGTGGCCAGACCCCTAATAATAATCTCGGCTGCGTCCAGCATGTGCTTTTGTGACGACAGCAGCGCGCCAGCCTTTGCGGCATCAACATACGCGTAGCAAACAAGCGGGAGAATTTCGGCCTTGTATCCGAAGGCCATCTTTCCGGCATTCATTGGCTTGTAGGCAATCGGGTTCTTCGAATCCATTAAGTCCTTGGTAATGAACGGTTTTAGGTTCTTAGCTGGTAGGAATGGCGGCAATTCTTCGAAGCCAACGTCATCATCAACAGCTCGTTTTAGAGAACTGCTACCTTGTCCTGCGGCTGGCCGAATGGAGCGACCAATCGCTCTCAGGAATGACGACTGATTGATTACTCGCGTGCCATCTTCAAGAACGGCGCATTCAATGAGCTTGTTTCCTAAACGCAGTTCTCCCGCGTGGGTCGCGCGCGGCATTCTCACGCGGTCCTCTGTCCTGTCCCATCGAGATTCTGCGGCGTGTCTGGCAATCTCGCTTCGAACCTTCGGAGACAACTTCTTTGACCTGGCCTTGCCCCCAAGCGATTGCGGTAGAATTTCGACGAACTCAGTTTGTTTATGCTCGTTCATAGCAAGCAGAGGATGGCGCATTAAGCAAGCATGTCAATGCTTTCTTGTTTTATGCTTGCAATGCTTGCTAGCAAGCATATGCTTTCTGCATGAACAGGCTCGACACCGCCACCCATAAACGGCACCCTGAGATGTTCATCGTATGGGCCGTCATCGTTGGCGTCCCGATCTACTGCCTTTTCAAACCATAATAAGGCCGGGTTAGCCCGGCTTTGGCCGGGTTTGCACGCACTTGGACGGATTAGGACGGGTTTGGAACGCACCCCATTGTCAGCTCATCAAGCCTCCGGCATTCGTGCTGGTGCATGGCTGACAACCTCACTCCCGCGACCGGAGCCGCCCCCGCGGCAGCCACCCCGTCGCCCGCCCCGCCCGCCGCTCCCGATGACGCTTTCCGCGCCCTCGTCAGCCGCGTGGCCGCGCAGCAGGGAGTCAGCCTGGATGCCATGCTGGGCGGTCAACCCTCCGCCGCCACCGAGCCCGCCGCCCCCGCCGAAGCCGCCCCCGAGGCCGAGACCGCGCCGGCCCCGGCCGAGCCCGAGGCTCCGGCCGAAACCGCGCCCGAAGCCCCTGCCCCGGAAGCCGCGCTGCCCGCCGGCTGGACGCCCGAGATCGAGGCCGAGGCCAGCAAGCGCATCGAGGCCGCGACCAAGGATTTCCAAGCCAAGCTGACCGCCGCCGAGGCCAAGGCTGCCGAAGCCGCGCAGCAGGCCGCCGCGCTGGGCAAGCAGCTCGAAGCCGTCAAAGGCCCCCCGCCCGTGCTCGACGGCGTGCCGCTCGTGCGCAGTGAAGCCGAGCTGGACCGCTGGGTGGCCGACCGCAACGAGATCATCGCCTGGTGCAACGCCAACCGCAACGGCGTGGAGCCGCAGAAGGACGGCGACCCCAGCTACACCGCCGAGCAGGTGCAAGCCCTGCGCGACCGTGTGGACATGGAGCTGCGCACCGCGCTGCCCAAGGCACAGAAGCTCGTGGCCGGCGTCGCTTACTGGGATCAGGAAGCCAAGGGCATTTTCCCCGCGCAATTTCAGCCCGGCTCCGAGGATGCCGCCGCTTACGCCCGCGCCCTCGAAGAGATTCCCGGGCTGGGCCGGTTTCCGCACGCCCGCATCGTCGTGGGCCAGACGCTGCTCGGCCAGCGCGTGCTCAAGCTGTTCGCCGGCAAGTCCGAGCCGGAGATTCTCAAGGCCATCGAAGCCGTCGCCAAGGCCACCGCCAAGCCGGCCGCCAACGCGACCGCCACGGTCACGACGCCCCCGGCCAAGAAATCCCTGCCGCCCATCAAGTCTTCCCCGCCCGCGGCGCGGCCGGCCCCCAGCCGGTCGTCCGCGGACGACAATTTCCCGGTTGAGCTGCTGGCTCGGGCCGGGGTGAGCCAGTCAACCCTCGCCCGCCTTGCTGCGGGTGCCTCCCGTTAAACGCCATGCCAACGCCATCCCTAACAGAACTGAACCAGGTCGGCAAACTGACCGACTGGTCCGATGTCGTCTCCGAGATCGAAGTGCTCGGAGTCGTCTTCACCTCCATCGTGCCCAAGGGGCGCCGTCCGCTCGAAGTCGAGCTGAACTTGCAGGCCAAGGTGCCCAAGCCCAGCCCGCACTCCGGCGTGCCGGAAGGCCAGGACGCGAGCGGCTTCTCCTACGCCGCCCGCAAGACGTGGAAGACCTACGCGCAGAAGTGCTGGGACAAGCCCGGCATCTCCGACTGGGCGGACGAGGTGGCCATCGCCGCCGTCAAGTCCGGTGAGTGGCAGTTCCAGCTCAAGGCCGCCGCCGAGACGGTGAAGCGGATGATCGAGAAACGCTGCTTGTCGAACAATGACCTCCAGCGCCAGGCCGGGCCGAGCACGGCCAACGAAACCCGCGGCCAATTCTCGTGGACGCAGACCACCGCGCAGACCACCGAGCCCGTGCCCGAAGATTGCCGGCCGGAATCCGCGCAGCGTTACAGCGGCACGCTCACCGATTTCGAGGAAGACAACCTCGGCGACATGGTGCAGGCCGCCTACGAGGCCCGCAAAGGCCCCGCGAAGCTGGAAGGCTTTGTCGGGATCCGCCTCAAGCGCAAGATCGGCGGCTTTACCCGCTGGGACATCACCCACGACGGCAAGGCCAACGTCCGCCGGTTCGAGCAGTCGGCCGATGAGAAGGCGCTCACCAACGTCATCGACCGCCTGGTCATGGACGGCGCGGAGATCAACCTCCACACGGTCCCCTTCCTCTACACCACCGCCGCCAC